GAAGAAAACCCTAGTCAATATGAGGAAAGGTTAGGTGACGCTAGTTTTGGCGAAAAAATGAATTACCTGAATCATCTACATGATAAAGGTGAAATTAGCGAAGAACAGTATAAAGATGTCTATATAGAGACATACAATAACGACCAAAGAAAGAACAGCGACCAACCTCAGTATATTGTTGAAACACAAGCTATCAGAGATTCAGTAGGGCATTATGGTAGAGAGGAGGATTTTAAGTATAAAGCAGGGGATGACATCTATATATTGTACGACCCTGAAAACCCACCGGGAGATGTATTCCCTGTAGTAAACCCTCGGAATTTTTCACCGTCGAATAATGTAAATCAGTATCAAGGAGAAGTTGGTTACAGAATAGGTGACAGACCGTACACAGAAAATAGTAGGGGTGATGAAAGGTCGGACTGGGTAAAGGTTAGAGATGGAATTATTAAACCAATAATAAAAGTAGGTTTAATGTTTACTCCTGTTGGCCCTTATGTTGCTGCCGCTGATGCTGCTTATAAAGTAGCCACAGGTCAAACACTAAAGACAGGTGATTATTTAGGTTTAGCTCTATCAGGTCTACATGCATCCGATGTACTAGTACCGCCGACTACACAAGTAGATGCAGTTACGGGATTAGAAACTGTTGTAGATGCAGGTAAAGGTTTAGCAGGATTCGATTATGGACAAACACTTGCTATTATTAATGGTACAATAAATGAAGACCCCTTGGCAGCTATTCTGGGAGGAACCAACATTCTCCCTAGCGTACTTGCAAACTCAGGAATACCGCAAGAACTTATAAATGACCCTGATTTTATAGCAGGTGTTACTAGGTCTTTAGAAACAGCAGCTTCTGGTGAAGACATTCAACAAGCATTAGAAGATGGTTTAACTAAGTACGTAAGAGAGGGCGGTGGTTTAGGTGTAGACCTTCCTGACGGTTCTTCTTTCGATATTGACTTAGGATTTTTAGGGGATGCTCTTAGTTCTGTAGGAACTGCTATTGGTGACATCGGTTCTGCCGTTGGTAATTATGTAGACCCTGTTTTTGGTGCTATAGGAGACGCAGGAGCAGCCTTTGGAGACTTCGTTGACCCCGCAATACAAGCAGGTCAAGACGTTATTGACGCAGGCTCTCAGGTAGTAGGTGACGTTAGTTCGGCAGTAGGAGATGTTATTGACCCTGCTTTAGGTGCCGTAGGAGACGCAGGTTCAGCTGTTGATGATTCTGTTCGTGAAGCAGGTCGAGCTATCGGTAACGTAACTGACCCCATGCTTAGTAAAATAGGGGACTTTGCTAAAGACTTACTATCGGCAGGACAACAACAAGAGAAACAGCAAGCAGCAGCAACACGTACTACTGATGGTTTGTTTAGTGATGATTTGTTTAAGTTTAGTAGTCGAGTTGAACTGTCACCAGAGCAGCCGCTTTTACAAGCACAGGACAGACAAACGCCACAACTTATACCACAAGCGCCAACACCGCAACTAGAAATACCACAGCCAGAAGTAGACGGTCTATTAGAAGAAGACCCCTTTGCAAGCCCTTTCAACATAAAGGTATAAAACAACATGAATTATCTACAAGCAATTAACAAAGTACTGCGTAGGTTACGGGAGGACGAAGTAACGTCCCCTGACTCCACAGCGTACTCTAAATTAATAGGCGAGTTTGTAAACGACGCTAACCGTATGGTGGAGGATGCTTGGAACTGGTCAGCCCTTCGTAGGGAAGATGTTACAAATACCGTAGCAGGACAACGCGACTATTTGCTGTACAACTTAACATCAGAATTTAGTACTCTACAAGTAACTAACAGCACTGAAAAGTGTTTTGTAAACTTAGGTACTGAAAAAGAACTACAGGAAGATAAGTTTATTAATCCTGCTACAGAGACTGTACCTTCTAATTATGTTTACACAGGCTACGACGAAGATGCAAAGACTATGGGTGTTGCTCTCTATCCTGTTCCTGATAAAGCATACGTTCTTAACTTTAACATAGTGGACAGAAGCGGTGAGCTAACTACATCACAAGATATTATTAAAGTCCCTTCGCTGCCTGTTATTCAATTAGCACAGTCAATGGCTGTTGAGGAACGTGGAGAAACTGGAGGCACTACAGCTGCTAAATTACAAGCACAAGCAATGCTAACATTGAGTGATGCTATTGCTTACGATGCAGCTCGCTTCCCTAATGAAACAGTGTGGTATGCCGTATGAGCCAACGATTACAGAATCTAACAGTAGCAGCACCGGGATTCCTTGGTATCAATACCGAGGAGTCTCCAGTGGGCATGAATCCCGCCTTTGCTTCCATTGCTGATAATTGTGTAATTGACAAGCGTGGTCGCGTAGGGGCGCGTAAGGGATACGACACTGTGTCTACTAACGGCGGTAGTGTTCTAGGAAGTAGCCGAGGTATCGAAGGTATCTTTGAGTTTACTTCCTTTGCCGGTGTTACTACATTGTTCTCTGTGGGTAACAATAAGATATTCACAGGTACAACCACACTAGCCGAAGTTACTCTCCCCGGTGGCTACTCTATATCAGCAAACAATTGGAAGATAACATCCTTTAACGATGACGTATACTTCTTTCAGACAGGTCATGCGCCTCTTAGGTCAGCTTCTGGGAGCACTACTCTTGTTGCAGTATCAGGCGCACCACAGGCTAACGAAGTGTTGTCAGCATTTGGTCGTCTTTGGGCGGCTGACTTAGCAACTGATAAACACACTATACATGTTTCTAGTCTATTAGCAGGTACTACATGGTCAGGAGGTAGTTCCTTTACTATAGACCTTACCCAGTTTTGGCCTGAAGGCTATGATGAGATTGTAGCGTTGACAGAACATAACGGTTTGTTTATTGTCTTTGGCAAGCACTCCATGTTGATTTATGATGGAGCGCAAGGCGGTGATGGTGTAACAGGTAGTCCGGCAGTTGCAGGCACTACTATATTCCTAAAGGACACCGTAGAGGGCGTAGGATGCATTGAGAGGGACTCTATACAAGCCACAGGTAACGACATACTGTTCCTGTCTAATCGCGGTGTAATGAGCTTAGGGAGGCTTATACAGGAGAAGTCGCTACCTTTACGTGACGTTAGTAAGAATGTACGTACTGACCTAATGGAGATGTCTAACATTGAGTCCTTGCCTGTTAAGAGTTTATACAGTGCTGAAGATGCTTTCTACTTGTTGACCTTCCCGTCTAGTAACACTACTTACTGTTTTGACGTAAGAGCGCCTTTGGAAGACGGTTCGTTTAGAGTGACTACATGGTCAAGTATTCTACCTTTAGCCTTCAATGAGCTTGCTAGTGATGGTTTCTATATAGGACTGTCTACAGGTATTGTTAAGTACGCAGGATACTTAGATGACGCCGCTACGTACCAAATGTCTTACTACAGCAATGAGCTAGACTTTGGTAATCCGGGTATTCTTAAGTTCCTAAAGAAATTCAACATAACAATTATAGGTGGTGGTAGCGCTACAGCAAACCTTAACTGGGCTTATGATTACTCTGATAACTTTAGTAAACAACAGTTTGAGTTTGAAGCATCAGGCGTTATTGGTGAGTACAATGTAAGTGAGTTTAACACTACTGCGGAGTTTACAGGGGGTGTAGAGATTCAGACACCAAAGGTAAATACCACAGGTTCAGGAAACGTAGTAAAAATTGGAGTAGTATCTACTATTAATAATAATGCTTTTGCAATACAGAAAATTGACATACTAGCTAAAATCGGGAGACTTTTGTAATGTCTAATTATACGGTAACAACAAACTTTGGCACTAAGGATTCGCTTCCTTCAGGCAACGCAGCTAAAGTTATCAAAGGCTCTGAGTTTACTACGGAGTTTAACAACATTGCTACAGCCAGTGCAACCAAGGCTGACCTTGCGTCACCTACGTTCACAGGTACAGTGACTATACCAACTGCTACTATTACTACAGCCAACACTACTACAGCTAACATTACCACAGCTAACATTACTACAGCTAACTGTGATAACTTGTCTGTTGAGAAAGCTACTAACGATGGTCAGACAGACTTGCTTATTCATAACACAGGCACTGGTGATGCTGACGCAGTGCTAAAATTAGATGCTTCAGCTACAGGTGAAAGCGATATTCAGTTTCTACATGACGGCTCTTTAGGTGCTGTTATTAGTTACTTGGCGGACGGTGGTTCTCCTGACTTAAACATTAATACTAACACATCCGGTAGTGTTATTGACCTACAGCCTAACAGTGTAAATACACTAAGAGCCGCTGAAGGCGTCGTTACTGTTACAGGTGATTTAAGAATTAGTGATGG